CTTCTATTTTATATTTTTATTTTTCTTCGATTTTTTCCGGATCAACTAAAGTAATTAAACCGTCCGGCTCAACTTTAAAGGCCGGTTGTTCGTGAAGTTCACCGTTGGCTTTCAAATAGTACCAACCATCCCCTGACTTAATGAATTGCTTAGATAGCATGTAACCATCTTTTTCTTCCATAAAATACCATGTTTCACGATATTTCACCCACCCAGTAGCCATACGGCCATCTGATTTAAAGAAATACCATCGATGATTAAGGAACATCCAGCCTGTGACCATTGCGCCACGTTTGTCTAAATAGAACCAGTCTTTTCCGTCATTGAACCAGCGATTGATTAAGCAATAGCCACTATTATCAAATCGGAACCACTCTCCATTAACTTGTTTCCAGCTGTTTTTTGGATAAGAGCCATCTGACTCCTCCCACCACCAGCCAGTTTCATTGCGTTTCCAGCTGGCTTCAGATAAGCCACCTTCGATATCCTTTTTAAACTGCTCACGGCTGATGCCCCATTTGGCCAGGTAAGGGTATGGATCCACATGGTCGCTTGCATTTCGAGGCTGGTTATACGTACAGAATTGGTGCGTTTTAATTCCAGCCAAGCTATCAGAATCCAGCGTTTTAGGGATACCTGCTTCATCGGCTAGATTTCTCAAAAGGTTAACGTATAACTTGTAATCACGATCAAATTCTTCTTGAGTTTCATGGCTCTCAATCAATTCAACGTGTGCATATCCTTCAACATTCCAGCCACCGCCTACGTCCCAGGCACCACGGTTAGTATACCATGTCTGCATGACACGATCATTACCGACAACATGAGAAAAGAAACCAGAATCAGCTGGTCTGCGCATGTGGTAATCTGCTTCATTTTGGGCGGTTGAGTTGCGATTTCCAGTTGAGTGAGCGTGAATCTGACGGTAAGGTTGCTCTCCAACTTGTGGAAGATTGGTTCTCAATCTGCTTTTATCAATATCCATGGTTATTTATCCTCGTTTGGTTCGTAGTATTCTAGCGCTCGCTTGCTATCAGTTAATCCTGAAGTTGTTGGGTCATTGATAACTCCCAGCAACACAAGAATATAAACGAATGTATTAAGACCGTCTTGATAATTCTGCGGAATTTCAAGCCCAAACTGTTGAGCCATCAAGAAGATAGCTCCTAAAAGAGCAATTAAAGTCACTTTGTTTTGTAGTCGTAATTTCCAATTAATCATGTTATTTCTCCTTTTCGTCAAATTTGTCTTTCTGGTCAATATTTACTAATAATTGACCTAGCTTTCTAACATTGTCTTTCTTAATTTGGTTGATGTACGGTTTTAAGAACTCTGGGAACGCCCAGCCAATCGCTTCCCAGTTCTCAAGTACAGACCCTAGATAGTTAGCAATGAAGAACATTGTCCAGGTTATTCCAAGTGGACGAACACCAAGCGAACGAGCATACATCGCAACAAGTAAAATGACTGTAAATACTACGAAATGACGAATCAATCCCATTGTGCCGATTTTACTATCAAATCTTTTAGTTTTAAATGCCTTGACATATCCTGTAACGATATCCAAGATCATTAGCCAAAAAAAGATATGGATGTAAGGGCTGGAAGAAAGGTTCTGAAGGTGTTCGATAAGTTCATTAAATGGTAAATCTCGCATACACTCTCCTTTCTAATCAATCCGTGGCATAACAACAGTCAAGATGCCTTTTTGAAGCATCTCAGCAATAGGTTGCTCTTTCCAAGTATATCCTTCGGATGGTTGCATCTGGAATTTAAAGATAGTCTGTGTTCCCTTCGGCCATTTAGCATTGGTTTCAAATGGATAAGCGCCTGAGATGATGTCTCCATTCGCATATCGACGGTCTTTTACAAGGGGCTTAATGAAATTAGCTACTTTGTTATAAGTATGTGTTGGCATACCGCCACTCTGACCGATAGCAAGAGCAATCAAGACCTCTGTGATAGCTGAGACAGTGTCCAAATTTTCCTTGTTTTCGGTTCCAGCTTGTTCTAATTTAGCAGTCATTTCTTTGTTTTGTTTAAGTTGCTCATCTACTTTGCTAAACTTCTCATTTTCAGCACGCTGAGGGAAATTCTCTTGATAAAGAGACTCAAGAGCAAGCTCAAAGAGTTCTGTATTGGACAAGCTGATTTTGTCAGCTGGTAGCAAGATAGGTACAACTGCACCACTTGAATTTACTAGCGTGACCTTGGTAGCTGTTACTGCACCACTTCCATCATATTCCAATGATTTTGAACCATATTCTAGTTTCATATTTCCTCCTTTTGATTTAATTATCTTTGAAATACTAGGGATTTTTTACGTTTATCAGATTTTAAATGAAATGTTATCAAAGTTGAGCCATGTATTGTCTACGTTATTCTTTACAACTATGTTCCCGTTTGGGAAAATGGCTAAAGTTGCTATTGAATAGCTATTGTTAATTGCTGATAAATACAATACTTGCTTCGGCCTAAAGCCAGTTGGCAATGTTGTTATTACTGTTTCTCTAGCTATATTTCCGCCTCTGGCAGAACCTCTCAAAAAGACCACGTCGTCAAATGTTTTTGAAAATTGAACATTTTCATAATCTCTATGATGGCTCCACCCATTTTGTAAATTGGCATTTTGCCATGGTGTCGATCCACTCTCTGTTTTTAATAAAACCTCCTCTTTTTTAGCGTACTCAACCCACGGTGTCCAATTACCATTGCTTTTAGCACGAATGAATAAGCGACGACTTCCATCACGTTCAGCAAAATATTGAACAAGGTGTGCTCCTCCGCCAATTACATGAAGCAATCCCCATATTTTAGATGGATTATTTGGTGAATTTGATGATTTGTGGTAGTACCCAGATTTATCATGTACATCAAAATTACTTGTAAAATCATTAATAGCACTACCGTCATTATTTGTTAGTTGATGCTGTTGTATCGGCTTGTTATCAGCAAATATGTTTCCCTTTACATCAAGAGCGCCCTGCTCTCTGATTTTGTTAACGCCCACCCCTGACCTGTCATAAGACAAGACTACGCTCTCTGTGGCCACGTTGAGCATGAACTCAGTACGAGTGAACTTATCTTCTAGTGTGCCAATAACAACCCAGGACTGATTAGCTAGATAATTGCCTGCAAGATTAGCCTGGGAATTGACTAGATTTGAGATACTTGTCCAGGAACCAGTAGCTGGTCCATTATCAACTGTGTAAGAGTTAGTCCCTAGTCGCGCAACCTTGAATGTCAATCTCATTGAGTTTTTTTGACTTCCTGAAATAGTCAAAGGCGCTATCTTGGCATTTCGTGTAACCGTCAATGTGCTTGAGGTTGAGCCTGTTCTAGCAATGCTGAAGCTGAGAGCTGGAGCGAAATACTCAAGCACGGTTACAGATACCTCTCTAGTCTCTGACCAGCGACCACGGCTATCAGAGACTCTTGCTCTGATTTTAACTGCGCCGTGATAATTCATAATACCAAGGCTTCCGCCATTTGAACTTGTGGATTGGTTCTTGCCGACAATCTCAGCATAGTATCCAGTGATGGATGAACCATAAGAACCGCTAGCGCCATTAAATGCTACCTTGATATTAGAGATAACCTGAATGAACGTGTTACCGTTTGGGATGAGGTTCTGAGCAGCACCATTTACATCTGATAGCGTAACGCCTGAAAAAGTAGGCTTCATGTCAGCTGGTACACTAGCTGTAAATGTCGTTGATTGTGTTCCAGTCTTGGTAGAGCCTGAGTAGGTATCAACGTAGATTGTGCCTGTACCACTCGCTGAGTTGGGAATGTCATTTGCAAAGTCAAGAGGGATCGTCCAGCTGGTGGATGTGTCTACATTCGTTGCAATCGTCCCTGACTTACCTGCCCATGAATAGCGCACTGTATGCTTAAAACTAGAGCTTTGACGGTTAATATTGATAGTAACCGCACTACCAATAACTCCAGCGCTCACGCTTACAGAGCTTGAGCGTGGTATAGTTGTCAGGCTGAGACTAGCTGATACTGTGATAGTCCCATGCAGGCCGTTGTTTGGATTAAACGTACAAGAGATAGGGAGTGTCTTAGTTCCATCCGCATTGTGACTGATTGTACTTGAGCCACTAGCAAGAGTGTACTCCTCGCCTGATGTCTCCCACGTCGGATAGCTGTAATGCACGTTACGACCGTCAAGATTAAGTGACAGCGTACTATCTCCCTGCTTATTGTGAGTATAATAAGCACCTGTACGGCTAACTGTCATCCGCCAGTTAACGGTTGAGGTGTTAGCTGTGATACTCTGAGAGCCCTGATCTACATAAACATTGAGATACAAGCTCCCACTTGAATTACTAAATTTAGCCATTTTACTCCTTTCTATCCAACGTAGCGTATGACATTCATGTCAGGGTTGATATGATATTGTTCCTCTCTATAACGTCCAATCTGGATAGTCTTAGAGAAAATCCCGTTCTCAATGTGGATAACACCTTGGGAAATATACATAACCTCAACCCCTGCAGAATACATTGAAATTCGCCCATTAGGACTAAAAAGCATACTAGATGAACCGTCATTCTTACCAATTACAAGACCCTCATTTGATGAGCTCATGTAAGTATCAATGAAATTCCAGCGGTCAGACAATTCTCCTAAGTCTTTAGCGATATTAGAAACACGCTGACTAGCTGAAATCAAATCTTTCTCAGCTTGTGCCCTTGCTGTCTCGTTAGACTGGACAAAGTCCTTGTAAGCCTTTATCCAATTATCAAGTGTGTCAGCGCTAGCTTTAGCCTCAAGCTCAGCCTGAATAATTCCAGCTTTCTCATTGAGCGCGTTGAGTTGCTCCTGAGTCAGGCCTTGGTCAGCTTTAGAGTCAATATCTGCTTGCACATCTTCGGGAGCTTCTGAAAAGTCTGTAGAGACTGTTCCTACCTCAATTTTGGGAAAGGCAATCCAAACAGTAGCAGCAGTAAAGACATGTAAAATCAGCTCATTACTTGCATTTGAGCTTTCTTTTTTCGTCAACTCAATGTCATAAAATTTCCAATCCGTAGTCAGTGAGACACCTTGCACAGTGTTCCGGTATCCTGCTCTAGCTTGAAAATTCGTATTATTGACAGTGGATTTCGCCCAAAAACTAAACCGAACAGATTTGTTTTTCATCTCATCAGCAGTGCCTAAACGTGTATCCCCACCCGTTCTAAACGTAGCTTTTTGATTAGTTGCCTTACCGTTATAAGTAGATACAATTTTCAAAGTATTAGTTCCTCTGAATTTGCTATTAGTATCTATGCTCAATGTGAGCTGTCCTTGCGTTTGCTCCTGACTATCATCTAAAAAGTAAGTTGAGTATCGTTTTCTTAGACTATGTTTGAATAGTGAATTAAGAAAGAGATTCCTTCCACCAATCTCTACATTATCGAAAAGAGCTGTCCACTTATAACTTGCAGGATCCTGACTGTCCGTCTCTGTGAAATCCGTCAGCGTTCCTAAATAGCGCTTATTTGTGCTATCTGTTGTACTAAAACCATCACGACCATCAGCAGAGTTAGCCCACGCCCTGTGAAAATAAGGTGTACGCCCATCTGCTCCAGGCTTACCTGGAATACCTTGAGGGCCGTCATTACCGTTTTCTCCCTTTGGCCCTTTCCACTTGTTCCAGCGATAATCAGCAGGATTTCTGCTATCATTTGCATTAAAATCAACATAGACCCCTACATAAGCCTTGTCAGCGTTAGTCTGGCTAAAACCTCCACCAGTAGCATTATCAGCATAAGCGATATGCGTGTACTGTGTACGTCCGTCTGAACCTTTAGGCCCTGGAATACCTTGGTCTCCTTTAGCCCCTTGCAAGCCTTGTAGGCCTTGTAAGCCTCGGTCTCCCTTTTCGCCTTTTTCTCCTCTATCACCTTTAGGACCTATTGCTCCCTGTGGCCCAGGGTCTCCTTTCGGACCTGGTGCGCCTTGGTCTCCCCTGTCTCCTTTCTGGCCATTCTGACCATCGGATACATTGGCTAAAGTGATTTCATCAACTGCCACCTCTTCATTGTCTATATATGCTGCAACAGTCAATGTGATAGCGCCTGAAATATCTCTACCTCTAGCTGTGTATGTCTGACCAGTTGTTACAATCCCATTTAGCGACCATCTCCACGTTACCCCGGCTGTGATAAGTTTGCCGCCCTTGTAAAGTGTAGGAGTGATAATAGTTTCACCACTATTATTTTTGAAAATGATACCGTTACTAGTTGAGAGTTTGATTGTGTAAGGTTTAGCTTGCTCAAACAAGCGCTCAAAAGCCTCTTGTATGCCGTCTGATAATTGATTTTCAAGAGCCTTGAAATTTGAGAATACTGTCTTATTGCTTGCCGGATTTGAAAAGCTTATCCGTTGTTCTGATACCCTTGCTTGGATAGTCAATAGAGGGGCAAAACCCGCATCATGTATCTTGACTGTATCGCCGATTTCAACATCAATATATCCATCTACCTCGTAAGTGATAGCCGGATAGCAATGTTTTTTAAGTTCATTGTATGCTAAACGCCTCAACTCTTTAGGGTTGTCAGTATCGTAGCTAAAGTCTTTTCTTATATACTGGTCTAGTTCTCCTGTTGAATGTGTGAAAGTTGACGGATATAGCTGCATAGAGATAGGGGCAACAAGATGAGAGCCTAGTTGATAAAACTCACAAACGCCATCCTTATTGTACTTTTTCCACTCATCCAGTCCTTGGATAGTTACCACTTCCTCAACATCTTCACCAGCTCCATTTTTAACAGTTCTTTTACCAGTCGGGCGGATTGAGTTAAAAATACCTGTTTTATCAACTTTACGGCGGATAGATTTGATATTTTTGCCATATTTTAACTGTATATCGTTTCTGATACGGCCTACGCCTTGATGTTTATCATCTTTCTCATGATAAACATTAACACTAAACTTTTTGATAGTGCTATCAGCATTTAGCTCAGTATTAAACTCAATCTCAGCATCAAAGTTTTTAGTAAGACTGAGTAAGCGGGCAAGTTTTGTTTCTTGCCCTTGCCACTCAATCGTTCTTTTCTTATCTGATACCTCATTGATACCAATAACAAGATGAGTATAATTTAATAAATCCATAGCCTCACAATATTCTGCAAAGCTCATAGCTTTTGTAGCCTTGTAAGGGTTAGCTATCTCATTGATAAGCTCAAGGTTGAGGTTTTCACAATAACATTTAATGGTTTGCTCGTCCTCCTCAACCGTCATAACGTTAAATATAAAGCTCTTGCCTTTATACTTAAATGATACCCACGCTCTTTCATTGAGGTATTGATAGGCTTTAGTTAAAGCCGTATCTGATTTAATTGCTTTCTTAAATACTGTAAACTCAAAAGTTGAGGATCCAGTAGGCAAACTCCTTGCCCACGTATCAGCATAATAATTAAGTGTGTTTTGCTTGCTATTATCAACAAAAGCAACCTTTTGCAAGCTTGCATCATGAATAGTTAAGAGCATGATTAGAGCCACCTTTCCTCAAATTCGATTGTTACTGTTGGCTTTTTCTTGATAAAACTAGAAAAGTAAATCTCTAGCTGAGAATTACCAGGCGGTATTACTAGCCATTGTGAACCATCCACAACTTCGCTAGTCTTTGCGATACCATCAATATACACGGTATCATCCTCACTATTGATTACAGCCGTTGAGCCCATAGTGTACCGATTAGGAATATCTCTTGACACTTGTACAAAATCCTTACGATACATCAACTCGTCAAGGTATAGATTAGGGATAATTGACTTTCCGTGAAAAGCGCCAATCGTGACATGGATTTTAGCTGATTTCTTGCCTTTTATTTCATGGACAACAAAGTTATAACTTGAACCATTGTAATTGACTTGAATTTTCTCATCATTTCGCTTAATTTCAAACTGTCCTCTTGATAATGCAAAAGGATTTTTGTTTGTATCGCTAGATGAGTCAAAATCCAAAGTTTTGAGAAAGTTATAATCACTAGCGTTATTTGTAGCAAAGACATTAAAGCCACAATATAGGCCATTGTATCATTTATATGTTTCAATCCCATACAGAAATTGCCCGCTTGCATCTGTTACAGTTACCTTAATAAATCCGCATTGAGCTATTGACTCAAGTTGATAAACTAGTTTACAAAAAATATAATCATTGAGCGATCCTTTTTGCCCGCTTGAGTCTGCCGGGATTTCCCATGAAAGCCCTGTTGAATAGCTTTTATTATATGTGCCGCTAAATTGCTCTCTTAACTTGACACGTTTCTTGCCATTTGCTGTGACTAACTCAGAAGTCCCTATCAAATTTTCCGGACTATTAGTAACAGATCTATTTTTTTCTGCTCTTGCAAGACACTCAGCGATTTTATCACCTCTAAAATCCAGCAAGACCTCAGAATGCTTGATTGTTTCAGTATCAGCCTCTCCCTTGTTTCCCATCTCAAAAGCTGTATTATTATTGACAAGGCCAATATATCCATTTTCAGCATTATGTTTGACTTGAATAATCGGGAAAGCCTCAACTGTACCATTGTTTTCGAGGTCAAAAATCATTTTATCCGCTGTTGTTTGAGTGTTTGAGTCGCTGTTAAAATTTTTATAAACTGTACTGTGTGCCACTCCATCCGGGATCAAGATTTTAATTTCTGATTTTTGCATCCATCTAGCAACATTATCCGGCGTAACATCATCAACCGGCATACCTAGATAATACTTATCCGGCTCATCTCCATAGGTGATTTTAACCGGCTCAGTTACTTTCAAAACACCGGCAAGTTCATGCTTGAGGCTTTCCATAGCAACCGGATTTTCTGCAAACATCGTAAACTTGATAGTATGCTCTTTCCCGTCAATCTTTACCTGTTGGATATTAACACCCAAAAGAAGGGCACTATCAGTTGATACGCTCCTCTTGTTGCCAATCGGGCGGATAATATCAGTTATACGAAAGAATTTAGACATATCAACACCGTTGAAAGTCATTATTTTTTTCATACTAATATTCCTTTCATTCTATTATCTCTTCTATGCTGTTCAGCTTGCTCTCTAGCGAACCTCTCACTTGTTTTAGCAACTAGAGTGCCATCGTTAAGAACCATTTGCGCTGGGCGTTTTACAGCCATTTCTGCGACATCTAGCGCCTTTTCAACCAATTCACTGGATTTCTCCATTGTGACCTTGATTTTCTCCGCAATAGTCTGTTTGCTCGTCTGTTTGACTGATACTTGAGCGCCTATCTCTTTGTTCAATCCTAGAGCAACTTCAGGCCTTGCATCAAATAACATACTTTCTTTTAAGCGTGCCATTGAGCGTTCTACTACACCCGCATCTTTGTCAATACCTACTGCGATACCTTGAGGAATAAAGCGCCCGATTTCATCACGCATAACACGGGATGGACTGTGAATATCAAGAGCACTTTTGATTGTTGATTTTACACGTTCAGCAATGCTTTGTGCCGTTGCCATAACCGAACCAGAACCGCTCCAAAGGCCGACATTGAGCCCTGCCATAGCAAATTGACCGATAGACATAAACTCACTGTTAAGGCTGTAAAATGGCGTTTTAAGACGATTTGAAAGGTTAGTTACGGATGCAACTGGTTGCCCTGCTCCAGAATCTACCCCTTGTGCTAGACCTGTTGTAATATGACCCCCGTATTCGTTAAATACCCTAGACGGGCTGTGGATGCCCATTTCACTCTGAAATGTCTCTTTCATCTTATCTGCAACATGCTTAGAAGATTCTCCTGCTTTATCAGCCCCAGCGTCCACCCCTTGAGTGATACCATTTGGGATTTCTTGACCAAGGCTTGAAAAGTCAGCCGCTGCTATCTCAGCTTGTAAGCTTGAGGATTGAGCTTGAACTAGTGCCTTAATCTGATCTGTGATACCAAGAGCGCCCTTGTCCATACCAGCAGTTAAGCCATTCATAGCCGTTTCTCCACCCTTAGAAAACACCTCGTTCAATGACGAAAGTTTTTCATCTGAGGCGTTAACAAGTTCTTGAACGTATAACCCACCTTGAGGTCCCATTTCTCGGAGTTTGGTTAAGATGCCATCATCAACCCCACGACTGGCAAGGATATTCATATTATCCGCCCATGTAGTCATCGCTTGTTGGTTCTTCTCAAGATTTGCAATCATCTCATCAACACTAATTGCTGACTTCATTTGAATTTGTTCAAACATGTTTGTTGCTGAGTCTAACAATTCAGAATACTTGGCTCTCATGTCATCAATAGCTTTTTGTTGAGCTTTAGACATACCCTCATATGATATGACTTGTCGATTAGACCCATTTTCAGCAGCTGTTGCCATAGCATCAGCAGCTGCTTGTTGAACTTGAGACGTTTTTTCATACTCAGTTTGCAACTCTGTTTGAATATTTTTAAGCTCAGTTTCCTTGTCATTTAGTTCTTGAAGCTTTTCTTTTCTAGCGCTATCGCTGACATTGGCCTCTTCGTTCCATTTTTTGCGTTGCTCAGCAATCAATTTCATTTGTTCGCCAATTTCAGCACGTTTTTGCTCTATATCTAACAGATTCTTTTGGGAGGTTTCCCATGTTGATTCTGCCTCCATCGCTGAGATTCTAGCTTTGATTTGGTCACTGTTATGAGACAAAGATTCAGTGTTCTTGTCATAAACTAGATTCAACCCACTAACAGAGGAATTCAAAGCATCAATCTTTTTCTTGAGGTTTTTCTTTTCTGCTGCTGTCTTGTTTGTTTTTTGTGCAAGTTGGATAACTTCATCCGCTAGTTTTTGGTAAGCATCACTGTTACCCTTGACCGCCTCGATGTTCTTTTGGCGCTCTTTTGCTCCTTGTTTAACTGAGTCAATCAGGTCATCTGTGCTTTTTACAAGCCCATCCTGTTCCTCTTTGAGCTTTTTAGTCTCTTCACTCTCAGCAGTTAGCCATTGGTAGAGGGCTACACCTAGTCCAATTAAGGCTCCAATACCAGCAATAACCCATCCAATAGGTCCAGTCAAAGCAGTTAAAACAGTATTCAATGCAGTAGTAGCAGCGGTTGCTGCAATAGTTGCAGCAGTATGCAAACTAATAGCGCCTGTCAACAATCCATAAAATAGAGTAGATGCAGTCAATGCTCCATTATTTGCTAGGTTAGCAACCATTTGTGCCTTGGTAACTGAGCCGCATGCCGCTTGTGCAGCAGTCATCAAGTTAATAACTCCTACCGCTGCACTTGCTGTTGTTTGGAATGTTTGCCACGCTGAAATCAAGCTCTTTGTTAAGGTAATAGCCTCATTTGCAACACGCATAGCCACGATTGCAGAAGTAAGGCTGATAATCGCTGGAATTAATGGTTTTATAGCTGTAACACCTGCTTTTAAGACTGAGAAAAGCAACTTAAATACTGGTGTACTAGCTTTAATGACTTTCACAATCACGCTAAAAGCAGCATTGATAAGGACTTTTAAAGCATCGAAGTTTTCAGCAATACTCTTGCCGGTTGCTGCTTGTGATAAGTCATCAAGAGCCTTGATAATGTTAGCAACACCTTTAACGACTGCATTTTTCAAGTTCCCGAAAGATGTCTGAATCCCTTTACTGTTTGATTTTGCAAGCTCAGCAAAGCCTCCAACACCACCATTTAACTCAACTAATTTCTTTGAGAATTGGTCAAAGGTAATTTGCCCCTCTTTTAGAGCAGTATAGAAATCATTTTGAGCTGATTGCCCTGCAAAACCGAATGACTCAGCTGTCTTTTGCAAAGCGTAAGGCATAGTTTCTTGCAACGTTTTCCAACTTTGCATATCAACCTTACCAGCTGATAACATTTGAGTGAACTGTTGTAATCCACGGCTTGCATCCATACTAGATGAACCAGATGCCAAAAAGGCGTTATTAAGTGCCAGTGTTAAGTCTGTTGATCTATTGATGTCCCCTGTGATAGATGTTAAGCGTTGAGCTGTTCCCACTACCTCATTCAAGGTTGTAGGCAAGCCCTCAATCCCATTAGCAAGTTTTTTAGTTGAGCGTGTTACATCCTCGGTACTGTGTCCCATCGCTTTCATGACTCTAGGATAGCTTTCAAGTGTATCAAACCGCTGGATAGCACTTCCTAGCGATTGTGTCAAGAGGTCAACTGCCATAGATGCAAGCTTGAAAGTTCCCCCAGCAATTGCGAATTTACCTAGCGACTTGCTCCCTGCATCGCCTTTTTTGCTGACTTTATCTAGTTCATCATTAAGAACCTTAACTTTATTACCATCCACGTCTACAACGATGGTAACTTTTCCATCTGCCATTTATTCCACCTCCTCTCCTAATCTGTATTTTGCTTGTAATTTGCGCATCTTGTTCTTATCGCCACCATCCTCTGGTTTCCATGCTCTAATCTGGATGATTTGTTGCATGATTGTATTTTCTGGTAGAGCGTTCAAAAGCGCCTTAAATTCAATCCAGGTAAGCTTGTTTTGCACCTTGAATAGATTGATACCGTAAGCTTGTAAAAAGCTAGCGTAAATGTATTCAGCATCCAATTCAAAGTCTATAAGCCGTTCCTGTTCCTCTTCCTCGACTGCTTGAGGCATTGGATTGCCTAGCAAATCATACTGAACCATTTCTTTTTTTAACTCAAGAAAGTTTTCCTTGATATAAACCCAACAATCCACAATTTCATCCATATCTTCTAGCTCCTTTCCTGTCATAAAACGGACAATTAAGTAAGCTTTTTCAAGCATGGTAAGCTCTTCTTCTTTTAAAATCTCAAAGACATCAAGAACCTTGTTAAAGGATAGGTCTATACTGTATTCTTTCCCTTTCAATTCAAAATGGCTCACTAGCGCATCATTTAGTTTCATGAATACACCTTATTTCTTTTTGTTTTTCTTCTTAGCCTTCTTGTTATGTTTGATAGGAGCAGCTTTATCCTTGTTCATGTAATGTTCCATACGCTCTTTTACAATCTGCTTGTGCTGTTCAGCGTGTTCTTCAAGCTTCTTATACATAAGAATTGAGGCTTGTTCTAGTGCATTTTCTAAAGCGATATAGTCTGGATATACTGAATAAAGCTTGTCAAACGTACCATCTCCAAAAATGATGTCGTATTGAATTTCTAGTTTTTTCTTCTCAAGGTCAATCGCTCCATTGGCTACATCTTTTGTTACACCGTCGCGTTGAATAGTGTTGTCTAGGTTTGATGTCACTACTTCCAACTCATATTGAACCAAACGGCGCTGAATCTCTTCTTCTAGGTCAAAGAATCGCACTAGGCTCTCTTGACTAGTGTTAAACCATAGTTCAACTTCTCCAATCGTTACGGGAAAACCTGTACGTTTTAACTCGATTTTAATTCCTGTCATCTTTTTACTCCTTTATCTTTTTTAAAAAAGGGCAAGGCTTAACTGCCCGCCCTTAAAAAAGCTATTATCCAATACCTGACTCTTTAGGTGTTGAGTTATAAGAAATCTTACATCCGAATGCCTCGTAGTCAGAAGCAGAGCCTGAGCCTGCTTTAATATCTGTTGCTGTTGCAACTCCTACCCATTGCTTTTTCTTATCAGACGAAACAACCTTGTGCCATAGCTTACGGTCATCTCCTGTCTTGTATTTCATGCCTGCAATAAGAGCCTGTGCTTTATCTTCTGGATCATATGTACCCTCAAATGTATAAGCGCCTTTAACGCTTACTACTGTTGTTTCTTCTGTGCCATCTCCGTCATAATAGGCTTGATCTTCTGTTTTTTCGTCTGTATCGTCCGATACATCTGAAATCCATTTAGCAAGTTCAACCCATTTGTCCTCTGTTGGCTCTGTTCCGTTGTTGTACGGAGCTACATAGTGTCCACGGAGGGCGTTTTTTTGTCTTGTCATTGTTTTTTCCTCTCTATAACAATTTGTGCCACAATCTCGATTGTGTAATAGTAAAAGCCTCTACTGTCCTTACCTTTAGATGCTGGACGGCTTACATCCATACCTAGATACTCGTAAGAACCATTGGAACTTGGGAGCTTTAAGTCAAATTTTGTTAATTCATTTGTTACTGCCCATATAGTTTCATTTGCTAGAGTGTTCTTTCTAGCCTTAACAGCTATCTCAAATGGCAAAGAAACCTCTTGTGTACCATCCATGTACTCTCTATCAACTTTACCGCCTGGGATTTGATTAATAACCAAGTCATCTTTGTCATCTTCAAAATAATCAAGGCGGGGTGTAAGTGGTAAGTCCATTGTTTTTATACGATTCAAAAGCACTAGCTGAAAGTCGTTATTTTGTGTCAAATTTTAGCTCCTTTCAAAAAAGCTTTAGTCCACTCGTTGGAATGATACTTAATTACTTTCTCGTCCCATCTCTTGCCAGTTCCAGGAGTTGTGTAATTTCTAAACGTTACAATCCCATTTGTACCGTAGAATTGCGCCCTTGCATAAACCGTATTATAGACAACAGCAACACCTTGCCCCTCAATATATCCAGATGCTCTTAATGAGCCACCCCTTGATGGTATGTACTCCTCAGCATCTAGCAAGATTTGACTAGCTACTTCATACCTACCCCTTGCAAAAGCCTCTTCTGAAAACTTATCCTTGACTCCTTTTAAGTCAACTTTGATAGAGATACTCATTAGATTACCTCCACCTCAAAGCTAAAGGCCTTGCCATTGACAAAGTTTGGTTGATAGCCTGTGATAGTGTAATCACGCTCTCCATCATTCACAACAGCCTCAAGCCAGCTATCATCAACTGTGATATTAGAAACATTAGGATAGATATAGATAACGCCAGCATTTTGACGTATCTTAGAATTGGTATATTTGCCACGATTCCCTGAAACAGATATAGAACGGTCAAATCTCACTGATTCAACCGTGATAGGCTCTGAATATGTTTCATCTCCAAAATCATTCTTATCTGTTACCTTTTTGACAACTATCTTGTCTTTTAATAGCCGTTTATCTATCATAGTCAACCCCTACAATTAGAGAAAAGCCCGCTTGTTTCAAAGCGTTTTCTGCATCTAAACATAGATTGTATTGCTCTCCACCTGTGCTTTTCTGCCCGTTTTTATACGATATAGAGGTACGCCCGATAGATACATTGCCTGCCAGTTGCTTATCATCTGCTGTCATGATACCCGAAGCATCAAGATAGGCGATTTGAAAGGCCATAGCTAGCTTAACTGCATCTTTTCGATACTTAATCTCTTTTTCAAAGTCAATACCTTTTTGATAAAAACCTTGAGTATAGAGATTGATAGCTATTTCTGCTCTTTTAGCAAGTTTTTCAAAGTCGTTGACCTCATCAAAACCTAGCTCGGTAAATTCATCTTGTGATAAATAAGTCATGTGTAACCTCCCTTAAAAATAAAGGGTGTTGCCACCCCTTTTTTAATCTTCATCCGCTGCTACTTCTTCGATAACTTCTTCAGTTGGCTCTAAAGTATCGTTTTTATCAACTAACACTAGAACCTCTTTTACATCCGGGAAAGTATCTTTGAGCTTTTTATTGACTTCTTTAGCATAAGCCTCATCAAGTTCAATGAGTTCATCAACAATTACAGCTTTTTCAAGTTGTTCAAAATAGATATTTTTAACTGCTTGATAGATTGCCATTAGTTACCTCCTTAAACAATAGTACCTGTAACCTTAATTACAGCTTTCTTGTTATCGTCTAGCATGTAAGTACCACCTTTAGCGGCTGCTTGCAATTTAACTCCGTCAAATTCTTCTGCCTCAATAGCACGGGCTGTTGAGATACCTACAAACGGGATAACAATGCCATTAGGTGAGAAGATAGCAATAGTGCCAGTTTCAAAATATTGCTCTGGTGTTTCTTCCAAAGTAAAGCCTTTGTATTTAGGCAAACCGTTTTCATCTAGTGAGATGCTTGAGCCTTTAGCTGTTGATACTGAGGCCATATCCACGATAGCGTTATAAAGTTCTGAGCGTAAGTAAACTGTTACCGGTGCTGTAACTTCATTGTTAGTGAAATAAGCTGATGCCTTGTTAAATAATGCCTTGATTTTCTCATCTGACATATCAGCAAGAGCCTCAGTTTGAGCGGCGCTAGTTCCTAGATACTTACCAATACGCTTGTTAATTGTTCGTGTTTGCGCCTCTGATTGCAACTTCAAGCGGTCAGCGATTGCAGCGTTAAGGTCATTGTTTACTGTGTAACGGTCAAGCCCCTCATGGATTGTCAAAGTATAGTCATACTCAACATCTGCATTATCGTACTTGATTTCTGTTAGCTTACCAAAGCGTGAGCGTGAACCTGTACCATCACCAAAGCCACCATCATTTGCGCCTGTTTTGTATTCTCCGATAACAACCGGCGTACCGTTTGTCTTAACTGAGAAAGCTTTAGAGTTTTCTTGTACCCCGTCCAAAATTTGGATAGGCGCTAGGGCGTTTGCAAAAGCAGCACGCACTCCGAAAACTGTCTCAAGAATGCCCGCATATTGTTTCTCATAGCGGCGCACTGCGTTGTTTTGATTACTTGGCATTTGTAATCTCCTTTCTGTTATTTCCCATATCCATCAATAATTGCTTGGAATGGATCGTTATTATCTGTACCACTGGCTTGTGGATTGCCAGACGGTAAAAATGTCGGACTAGGCTTTTCATCTTCCTGTTTGAAAAGATACGGATCACTTTCTTTCAAGCCATCAATGATTGCTGATAGTTGAGGCTTGCCGTCATTGTCAAGCTCGATAGCATCAACATCAATGAATTTCATCAATCTGTCTGGATTGTGAGCGTTAGTATCTTTCAAAGCTAGATTAATAGCACTAATCTTTTTAGTTTGTGCAAGTTCAGCTGCAGCTTCGTTTTTATACTTGTCATATTCAGCTTGCAATTTATCAATCGCATCTTTTTGTTCAGCGCTGATATTCTCAAGTGATTTCAAGTGTTCAACTTGCTCCTCTGCTTTTTGCAACTGTGATTTGAGACTATCTCGCTCTTGTGTGATAGTTTCTAAGGCTGATTTGTCCTCGTTGAGCTCTTTTCCTCGCAAGGCAAAGACTGATTTAGCCTGTTCCTCTGTCAATCCAAGATTGAATAGTTCTTCAGTTGTAAATGCCATTTGTACCCTCCTAGTTCTTTTTTAGGTGGACAACTCCCACCTCAAGCAAAATATTATTTACTCTCTCAATATACCTTTGATAGATAGGGACTTTTTACGGTTTTTCACACAAAAAAAGGGCTTGCTTTAAATGCAAACCCCTCTTTTATTTAGTAAAGCTTTTCCCGTCTGTAATCACGATGGAGAAAGTCATGTTGTAAGACAAGTGTATTGATTTTCACTTGATAAGCTCTCACTTTTAGCCGTTCAGCCTCAATCATCTTGTCATCTTGCATGGTTTTAGCATAGTGTAAGCGCTCCTTGTGATTCTTAATGATACGCTCTAAGCTTCTTTGCTTAGCTTCTATCCGTGCATTATCTTCAGCTTGTTCTGGTGTTAGGTCTTTCAGATAACTTGGTAGGTTCGGTAACTTGTTTACTCCAATCACAAAAGGAGTTAAGTAATGCCCGCAATGGATTCCAAGACATCCTCCAGCCGTTCCATAACCATAATCAAGCAAAGAATAGACTGTTATTCCGTTTTCTTCTCTAGCTTGCCCTTTGGTTACTATCTGCCCTTGCAGGGGACTACAAGCTGGGCGTGCTGTTGCCTTTATGGAGTAATAAAAGGTATCAATTCCTAGCTCTTCAGCGGGCGTGATACGCATTTCATTATAGACTCTATACGTTGTCGTTTTAATGATTGCTCTAGCGTAAGCATCAGCTCGCCACTCTCTCCCACCTTTATCCACAAAGCCAGTAAACCCTCTTTTCTGCCAGCCCATGATGGTATCATGTAAGGCTTGGTCGCTTGTTTTTGTACCAGAAACCACTTGAGCGACTGTTTCCTCCACAACTGACTTATACACGGCTTGTAAGCTCTCTGGTAAGGTTGTGTTGATAAGGTTTAAATCACTCACTGCTTGCCTTGTATAAGCTTCTAGACTATCTGTAACACCGTTCTTGATATGACCGCTTTTAGGCTGGTTTAAATCCTCCTCAAGTTGCTCTTTGGTATCTCTATAGACTTTCAAACCCTCATTTTCTATAACATCTCGCAAAAGTCGCTCAGCTATATGAGTACGCTCTGATATAAGCTTTAAATTTTCCTCGTTAAGTAAGTGCATATCGTTCAGTTTTTCTAACTGCCAGATATACGGGTTTCTTATTAAGTCAACACTACCACGCTCTTTCAGACGCTTAATCATACGGTCAAAAAGGTCTATTTGCATTTTAGCGTATATATCAGTCACACCTTGCATCTGCAAAGAAAACTGTTGGTCATTGATTGTGAGTTGTTTCTTTTTATTACCCATAATCAAGCCTCGCTAACTTCTTCATCCTCTTTGACTTCTGATTTTCTGCCATAGATAGCCAATTCTGCATCATTCTCAATAGGTAATGAGCTATTGATTTCTGCAAGTTCTTTCTCAGCCTCTTCATCTGTGAGATTTAGAGTCTTAGCAATGCCTCTCTTTTGAGTTGCAAAACCTGCCGCTACCATCTTCATCCAGTAATCAAGCTCTGCATGCCTATCTGTGAATACTCCATCATCAAGGTTTACAGAAATATCATTTAATTCTGGTATCTTACCTTTATATAGTCCCACGGCTTTTCCTAGCTCGCACATAGAAACACAAAGTTCTTTGATTGATTGCTCGACAAGTGCTACAATGCTATTTCTCATCTGGTAAGTGTCTGAGTTCTCGCTTACAATTTCTGTTGCTGTTCTTACACCTTGACCGTCAAAAGTAAACATGCCACTAGATACGCCAATCTGCAATTCAAAAAGTTTTAGTCCCTCTGAAATAGCCATAATATAATCGCTAGCACGGATAGGGCTTGTAAGGTCAGCGATACCGCCACTATCCATGTTCCCAGTCCCCACTTGCATATAGACGTTTTGGTCAACTTCAAAGCGCCGTTTAAAAGCAATAGAACCATCTTCACGTTGCACCTTTAATTGTGTCAGTTGTTCAGGAACTAATACCCGTCTTTGCCCCATCTTAACTTCCCACATAAATTCATCGTAAGAACGATTGATGAAGTCAATAGTTGATTTCGCATTGTCAAAGATTGAAAGACCAAGAGGGCTGTTAATGTCTTTGTTGTTCATGCCAGGCGTTTTAAGATATGTAAAAAGCGGGCGTGATAGGTCTTTGAGGATAGTTACTGGTTCTAGCGTTGCATACTTGTCTAGTTCGTTTAGGTTCACCCTTTGCCCTAACGTGCCATCTTGATTTGATTTGTATAACTCGTTTGTGATACGGTATAGGCTTTTATCTTTGGTACTACCTGTTTCTTGCCCGTCTTTAGTTATCCACTCATGAAATTCGACAAGAGTATAATAAACGTTTTTCTTACCCTCTGATTTAATAGTTTTAGTTAGGATTGCAGCGCTTGAGACATCTTGAGTATTGCTCTCTAATGGCAAAAATACGGGCGCTTGAATAAATGCCACTCTGACCTTGTCCCCGTCAATATAAGGTCGCATAGCAAGACCACCCAAAGCTAAACAACTTTCAAGGTATCGCTCAAAATTCTTATTAAAGCGATCATTGGTCAGCATGTCATCCAAGAACTTCTGTAAATCTTTATCTTTAGTTGTAATAGTCGCTTGCTCATTATAGACAAGACTTGCAATTTTCTTAGATGCCGTTCTTGCTATTGGCAAATGTTGCATCTCTCTTGTTTGAATATCGCCATCCGTATTTCTAAAACTCACATCATCCCAACGTGATTGATAATATACGAGGTTTCTTAAAATACGGTCATACTCCTCTTGTGTGACTGCGATTTTTGGATGATCTAAAATACTATTAAGGTTTGATGTCTGCATGTTATACCTCCCTCGATTGAAAAAATCCTTAACTTTCTGATATAGGCTCATGATTGCCCCTCCTTTAAGCGTTACCAACTCGTAAACCTAGTAATTTTGCGTTATCTAACACAAAATACTGTGAGGTATCACAAGTATGGTCATCTTCTTTAATCACGCTAGGATTGTCTGATCTAATCGTCTTTTCATCCCAGCGGTACATTTTGTGTTCTTCAATAAATATCTTGTTATTCTCTGTATTGAGATAATAAAAACGCCCTTGAGCAAGTAAAGACTGAAAACTATCAATCATAGTCACTTTTTTAAGCTTAGCAACTGGATGCCATCTCAAACCATAATCTAAGAACATCTGATTTCTCAAAGCCCCCTCAGCACTATCTATTGTGTACTGTAAGGCTTGGACTCGATACTTAGCTATAACTCCCTCTATGTACTCATATATCTCTTTAGAGAGCTGACTAGGTGCTTTCTTGTTCACTTGCCCAGCTGGTGAGTAGTACCAAGTATCTAGTAAAATAACCTTACCTTTGGCTGTGATACCAAAAGCACAACAAGCGGTCGCTGATTGCTGGTGTCCACCGTCAAGAGCAAAGCATATACCTATAAGCCTATCATCACTAGGCAAATACTCGATAGGGTGAAAGGTGCTCATATTATAAACGTTGTTACCTAATCCGACTGCCTCACCTAGATACAAATATCTGTAATAGTCGTAGTCATTCTCTTTGATACGTTCTATATCCTCTAGCATTTGCTCAGTTACAAAACCCAGCTTATCATCAAGATAAGTGCTTGAATGAGCTAAATAATTCTTATTCGTTTTGATGCTCTCAAACCACTCATTGATCCAACTATACGGATTGCGGGGCGGGTTATAACTCCAAAAGAATTGGACAAACTTAGCCCTTGGGTGTTTCTGTCGCATAAAGGTTACGTTTGACTGGTCAAAGTCCTCTTGGTCATTAAATTCAGCAGCTTCTTCATACCAAACCGCTATGATGTTACCAATATCATTTGACTTGAGCTTTTGAAAATCATCTTGACCATAGAAATAAAATGTTGAGCCTGTCCTTTTATGTACGATTTTAAACGGACTGACCGTTTTTGTGAACTGCCCAGCTATACCAAAAAGATTTAATGCCCACCAAATCTTATTAAAGACACTGTCTCGAATAGTATTGGCTACTTTACGGATAACAACAATATTAGCTACCTCTCCAGCGATGATATACCGTAACATCATATACGCTAATTTAAGTGCAATAACAGACGATTTAAAAGAGTTACGGCCACCCTTTAGCACGTTATAAGGCAAGCTAGATACCCAGACTGATTTAAAATGAGGATTGATATTCTCTTGTACTCTAAAGGTCATCTGTTGCCCCCTTTACATCATCCAACCACTCATCGACTATCTGGATTGTTTCACCAGAACCCTTTTCAGCCTCTTCACGCTCTTTGTTATCATGCTTGAGCGCTCTTATACGCTCTTTCTGCTCTTGTATATCGTATTTATCTTTGGTATTGGTCAGCTTGATTATGTTTTCAGTTGCTTTTTGATTGCCCTTGACCGCTTGCTGAAATGTAGCAAAAGCAAGTAATGCCTCATTGTTACCAGTCATACCCATCTCCTCAAGCTGTTTCTTGATTTTGCTATCCGTCACATCCAAAGATAAGAGGGTTTCAAATGTTTTTTTTAGATCAGCTTTTTTTCTTCTTGCTACGCCAGATGCTTTGCCTCCTTTTGAACTGATAGCTCTTGCTTCATCTTTGGTTCGTTCGGTAACTGGTTTTAAATTTTTAGTTCCATCTCTTGGCAATTTCCACCCTCCTTTCAAACAAAAAAATCACAAGCATTTTATACTCATGATTTCATTGTATATGTTAAAAAAGGGGATGTTTTACGCTATTCCTAATAACTTTTCAATTTTGTTAAGCAGGTCTCTATATTTTGAGTTGTCATTTTCGTTGTTAATAAGATATTCGTTTGCAACGATGTTTAATGACTGATATAATCCACCCATAATACCAGATTGTTCATCAGTCAGCTCGTTCTGCTTAGAGTATTTATCATAATACATCTTGCAATTTTCGTATATACGTTCATTCAACTTATCATATAAGTCTATCATTTTCTATTCCTCCTATCTATTATTTTATTTATATTCCCTTCAAAGGCTCTTATTTCAGCCTCCCAGTGATTTATATATTCTGTGTCTCTGCCGGTTTTCTTAGCTAGCTTTATTTTATCATAATGTTTTTTTATTTGCTTTTGATAACTAGCAATGGCTTTTCGTTTATTTTTAGGCACACCAGACAAGTTTAATTTCGCCCCACGTCCGCCCATGATTTAACCTCATTCCTTTTACTCGTATGAGTAAGTGTACCCATATTTCTTAGCGTTTTTCTTGAGCCATAAATCAGCTCCTTTATTGTAATCTTTTGTAGTAAATCGTGCCTTACTTACTGCTTTATCAAAGCCTTTAGCATCAAAGTTAGCACCTTTTGTAATTCGGTAAGCTTTTGAGCTGTTTGTTGCAACTAGAGTATTCATATTTTTTACTGCTGCAAAGCTATGTAAGTCTGTACTTGAGAAGTTGCTTGCATTCGGATGGTTATGGATTGCTGTAAATCCGCCAGAAATAGGTAAAATTTCTACTCTGTTTTTCCCACCGTGTAAATAATTATGAGCAAATCCTTGAGAGTCAACCGCTGTACTGTATTCTGTTTTAGAGCCGCCGTGTTTCTTAATAAATGTCTGGATAGTTCCCTCAACACTTGAAAAGCGCCCTTGATTGTTTAAAGATGCTGGATGCAAGGCTTTTGTTTTTGCATCTCTACCGCCAGCTGCTCCAAAACCCGGATATTTGCCGTCTTTTCCTTTTTTACCAGAGTCAGCACCACGCCCACCGCCTAGAGTGAAATTGATTTTATTTACTTTCTCCATCAAAGATAGGTCTTTTTCTGCCTCCTCGATAGATGTATATTGTTTGCTTGTTTCTGTTTCTTTGTTGTAAAGCTCAAGATCCTCAAATAAAATCTCTTTACCTAAATCAATACTTGAAACATGTTTAAAAATATCTTTTAGTTTAGTTAGTTTTTGCGCCACTTTCTTTCATCCTTTCTGTGGTTGCATTTTCAAAATAGACAACCTCTATATCTTTATAATCGTATTCCACTTTTCCGCCATATACTACAATTCTTTTGGGGTTGAGGCGTTTAATCATTTCTGTTACACCTTTTTCCCATATCTCAAACTGCTCTTTGTTTTGCTTAACGCCTATTGTACTGATTGCTAGCGTTGCACCTTGAGGCAAACCATCAAAACAAAAAGCAAAACTTTCCTCAGTTGACCACGATACCGTTGGAATAACCGTCATCCCGTAATCTTGCATGATTTGACCTATTAAGCGTGATCTGTAAATATTCCATACCTGCATAGCAATAGGCATATCAAGATACAAGCTAAAATCTGGAGTCAAAGAACAATCAAATTCAAGTAATTTTTCAATATAAAAGTCTGGCCTTTGCCAAATTCTTTCAAACTGATAATCATCCAGGAAAAAATGTACGCATGAGCTGTAATCTGGCTTGTTCAAAACATAGTTAAAGCCTTGAAATTGGTTAGGGATATGATCCACACCCTCAATTATAGGCATGTTATAAAGACCCTCTACTCTGCTTTCATCATAGTGAAAAAGATTGTATTGGTTTATGGTTGTATCTCTATGAAAATCCTCTTGAGGTTCTTCTTCAATTTCTGCTTCTTCCTGTTCTGTTCCAAAATCTAGCCCTGTAACTGATAGCTCGAAACCAAACTGGCTCATGTCTATTGTTTCAAATTCGCCTAGTTCTACATTTAAGAGTTCTGCATCCCACGTTGAATACTCAGCTACTCGATTATCAGCTAGTCTATAAGCTTTTATCTGCTCATCTGTAAGGTTTACAGCGTGAGCGATAGGTATTGTATCAATTCCAAGGGAAATAGCAGCCTTGAGCCTTGTATGTCCTGTGATGATGATATTGTTATCATCAACTAGGATAGGTTGCTGAAAACCAAAAGCTTTGATGGATGACGCCACTTTCTCGGTTGCCTCGCCGTCATTATGCCTAGCATTCCTGTAATAAGGCTTTACGGTCTTAATATCCACATACTCGATTTTTAAGTTATCCATATCTCTCCTTTCAAAAAAGCTTATATATCTTGATTATAGATATATAAGCTTAGGCTTTTTTACGATTATTTCTTGATAGGTATGTATTTATAGGTTGAGTAAAAATACCTATCAAACCATTGATTAAGGTGTGTATATGCAGAACTTGGGCTTAAATACAAAATACTCTGACAAGCTCCAATCACATTGAGATTTTCATATACATATACCTCTTTGATGGCTTTTATCATCCGTTTATCTGAGGTTTTGACAAATTCAGCGGTCACATCGTTTAGGTTGACTAGAAATATCGCTTTATCAATGTTATTTTGCAAAAAACTCTCATGTATTTTCTGTTGCAAGATCGTTCTTTGCCTGTTGTTCTTATCTTTTAGAAAAAACCACTTGAGCCAATTTATTTCTCGTCTATGAATAACAGATATTCGCTCAATCTTCTTTTTTGTCATCTTTCACCTCAATTTATTCTTGTAAAATACTTTCAGGAAGATTGAAAAATGAGCATATATCCTCTAAAGCGTACTTGTTAGGTTTGAACTCTCCACGTTCCCAGAAACCAATAGTATTCACATGATAGCCTAATTCATCGCTCAACTCTTTTCTTGATAAACCTTTTTCTTTCCGCTTTTGTTTTAATATTTCAGCAAAAGATTTATCTTTCAATGGATAAATATACGTTATAGATATTCCTAATTCATTGCAAACGTTGTTTACTTTCAATAGCGATGGCCTAGATATTCCACGTTCCCAATTTCTAATCGTTTTGTAATGAACGTTGAAATATCTAGCTGCATCTTCCTCACTAAATCTTTTACTTATTCTCCATTTTTTAAACCTGTTAGCAAAAAACTCTAATTCTTCCTTTGATTCCATTTTTAAACTTCCTTAATTTCAAACTCAAGCTTATAATGGCCTATTTTGTTGCTTAACCCTCCGTATTTGAAAGTCATAGCTTTAATAACCTTGTGATTATCATCCGTCCATATCCCAGCATCTGTCATCCCGTCAATAATTGCTTTTATTGTTGGATAAAGGTTTGGAGGGTCTAACCTAGATTTTGTAGGACTGTAAACAGTTATAATAACCTCACAAGGATTTGAGGGGCTAAAACTAGCCCTCTTTTTATCCTTGTTCATTAACGTTTCCCAGTAAGCAAAACTTCTAATCCGTTTGGTTATCTTGCTTTTTTCTCGTTGATGGTATCGATCATTGCTATTGAGGACCATATTTAACGCTTTTGATTTTGTGTTTCTTGGTAAAGTAAAATCAAAATTCATTTTTTCTCCAAAACTCAAACATCATTCCAAATCCTCCTTAAATAAACAAACTAGCTAACCATATCAAAAATGCACATGTAATGATTTTTGAAATACTGCTCTTTACAGCATACGAATAATCCTCTTCAGATTCTTTTTTACTGGATAACACAGGCCAGATGAAAGATAGTAGTACATCCATCCCTAGCGCTTGCCAAACTGTAATTTTACTGACTGGAACAATCGTTGTGATAATCTCATTCCAACCATACTGAACTACAAATGGCGATACAACGATTACAAATACCGCCCCAATAATGATTCCTAGTTTTTTCATTTTATAAATCCTCCTCTTTTACGAAAGAACCATCAATCCAGCGACCTTTACGGTCTTTGATTTCTTGGTAAGCCAGTTCAAAACATTCATCGAAGTTATAACCTAGCGACTTGCTGATTGATTTTAACCAATAAATTGAACGAGTTAAATCGACTATATATAAATCTTCATTTGTAAATCCATTTGATAACTGAATATTACTGATTGTCCTGTTCAAAAGGACTAGACATTCTATGACATGGTATTCGTCGTATTTGTTGCCAAAAACTTCATCAAAAATCTTATCCACATCCGCTTTTGTCAGCAAGGCTAGACCGACAATCACGACTGCGCAATCTCCGATACTGTCCTTGGTCAGCTTCTCATTCTTCTTGAGATAGCCAGCGCATAACTCTCCGAATTCTTCACTAAGCTTGAGTGACTGTTTGTCTAGTCGTCCACCGTTTTCAAGGTCACGGTCAATAAACCATTGTTTGACATTTTCTAATGTGTTCATTTTAACTCCTTTGCTATTGCAGCGATAACGTTTACTGTCACGCTATTGCCTGCTTGCTTGTATAATTGACTGTTGCTATTTACACCTTGCGCCTTATCAAATGCCCAGTCAGGAAAACCTTGTAATCTCCAACACTCACGAGGTGTTAGCTTGCGAATACGATAGC